AAAATAGTTTTCCCCAAATCAATGCATCTTCATAAGTTTCAAATGATTTTTTGTCAAGTTTAAAATTTTTATCCTTGTTCATAAATAAAATGTAAACCGTATCTTTCATGTTTATTTGTTTTTAATTTCGTTCAATTGCTTTAATACGCAACTCCAAAAGAATCTTTCTTCAAACGGAAAATTGGCTTGGCACATTGTAATTACTATTTCTTTAGCTTCTTTCAAACCGAATCTATTTACTAATTGGTTTACTCTTTCGTTTACTCTTTCTAAATTTTTCATGTTTATTTGTTTTTTGTTTTGTGCGTTATGGATGCGCACCCCCCTTTTTGATTAATGAATACAGATTAAATGACTATGGGTGTCCCAAGCAAAAATCATATCCAATTTATCTATTTTTCCCCTACTTAATTCACTCCATAATGCAAGTGCAGTTATAAACTCTAAATCGTCCTCAGAAATTAAAATAATCTTTTTTAATTCTTTTTTTGATTTTGTACTCAACTCTTTAATTTTTTCAATTGCTAAAATCAACTGTTCCATTTTGTGTTTTTCATCTTCAGCTTCTAAAATAGATTGAAGTCTGAAAATTAATTTTTCCGATAATTCTAATTGCTTTTTCATGTTTCCTTGTTTTTATATCGTTGCTCTGTTGCATTGATGAAGCGAATATAATATGCGAATTTAGTTCGTGCAAGTTTTTTAGTACTTTTTTACAAACTTTTTTGTAATTATTTTATAACTGCTTGAAAACTAGCTAAATAAAATTACTTTAAATTGGTATCTGAGAAATAAGAAATTTAACTACCCGCCATAGGTAGCGACGAAAATAAACAAGCGCACCGCCTATAAGCATATACAGCCACCATTTACAGCGTTTCTGCTGTGCTTTGATAGTATCTATAGCCTTTTTGTATTCAGTGCGTAAACGGGCTTCTATTTGCTTCGTATCGGCCTTCTCCTTTATTCTAATAGTGTCGCGAATTAACTTAGTTTCGTATCTGAGTAAAGGTCTATCCTGGTAAATAGTGCGTGTTTCTATCTCGTGTAGCGTGTCAACTCGTATTACATCGTTTGTAATAGTGTCGTGAACTTTAATAAGTCGTATAGTCCTATTTGTTACTGTCTCCTTTTCTGGCCTCCATCCTTTTTTTACCGCCTTTTTAACGTGCCACGTAGGAGAACAACTAGCGAATAATAGTATAATTAGTAAGTATCTCATTAGAATAAATGGGTTAAACGTGCAATTTGTCCGTGAATAGGATGATGTAAAAAACCTTCTACAGCTTTAGGTGCGTGCATATATCCGTTTCTGTGATGCCATGAGTCTGCCCCGCTAGGGCTTCGTAAACTTTCAATACATACGCTCATTATATCCTTAGCTGTTTTGTGGTGTACGTGGTGCGTGTAGATATATCTGTGTTTACATTTACCCCAGTCGCTCGCTTCGTGTGCCATTAATAGAGGTAAATCGTTTGTCTTTGCTCCGTCTCCGTGAGTGCTGCCTATTAGATTGAAACCGTAGGTAAAATATTTACGGTGTGAAATAGATACGTCAAAAGTAATGTTCCCCGAGTTTCTAAAGTGCGTAGCAATAAGTTGAGCTAAATAAAACCCGCTTGTATAATCGTGGTTACTTGGGTTGAATGTTACGTGAACGTCTGCGACCTGAATAAGCATTTCTATAAGGTCTACGTAAAGTCGAACACCGTCTAAAAAGTTATCGTACCACATTCCGTCGGTATCCTGAGGTGTTCCGCTTGTAGTTTGTCGTTTAGGCGTGTCTGTGTGTAGAATATCGTTACCAATGACCAAAAGAATCTTATCAATGTTAAACCCTTGCGACTTGTTTAACAACCCTTGTACGCCCTCTTTAACTCGTTTAACTGCAATTTGTGAGTTATACTCCTGTCCTGTCTCAAACGCTCTGCAAAGTTTACCTATATGAATATCTGCTGGGTCTACTACTAATAAGTGAGAGTCTTTAGTTTTCTCCCTTTCAATAGTAGGGTATTTAGGTGCATAGTCCTTAAACGCTTCTAGTAGTTCGTTAAACGACTTCTCTATAGCTATTGTCTCAGGCTCTTTATAGTTGTGATTTTTTATAAACAAGCTAGACTCTTTAGATTTTATCCAGCCGTGTTTTACTTCTCTAGGGTCTGTTCCGTTATCTATTGCAGTATTCCAAAGGTTGCGGAGGTTGTTTAAGGCTTCTAACTCATCGGGGTAAACTCTTACCCTTATCTGTTCGTATTCCTTTACCGCCTTAGTTGCTGGTTTCCTTTTTTTCATAAATTGTCTATTGTTCGTGCTAGAACTAACGCAGTTTTAAAGCGAAACTCCCAGCTTCTTAATAACCTTACAGCTTCATCGTTTGTATGAAATTCTAATTCTAATAATATAGCGGGGCAAGTCGTTCTTTTTATAATTGCAAAGTTTGCTTTTTTGTGTCCTCGGTTGCGTAGCTCAGGAAACGTCTCGCTCATTTCTTTGATCCAGTTGTCCGCAGCCTTATTGCTTATATAACCGCTACCCTCAGAAGTGAACACCTCGTAACCTCTCGCGTTAGTATTGTTAGCAGCGTTCGAGTGTACAGAAACGAGTAAATCTAAATCTTTAGAGTTAGCAATAGTTACCCTAGTCGAAAGAGGTACATCTTTATAGTCGTAAGGGTCTGTAATAAAAGTTACTTCGTGTCCGAACTTTTCAAGCACTTGAGCGTATTCAATACCGTACTTTCTGTTGTTTACTCCCTCGTAGAACCATTTGCCGTCTACAGGGTGAGGAGAGCGTTTTCCCGCTGTTACATAGTTTCCGTTTTCGTCTAGTCCACCATGTCCGCAGTCTATGCCTATTCTCATAGTTTTTTCTTTATGTCTGTAATGGCTTCCTTGCCTTTACGAATCAAATGTAGTAATTTTTTAAAATAAAACTCAGCTCCCTTGTCTTTATTTATCGCGCGTATGTTTTCGTCTACGCTTAAAGCCTCTATGAAAACGAGTAACAAACAAGCACTCTTAGTTAATAAATGGCTTATCCCGTAAATACTGCCATCCATTATATAAACATCTATAGGGTATAGTATAACAATCAATAACTCATAGAAAAGCACTTTAAAAGCTACTCTACTAAGTTTGTGGCTTGTTATAGTCTGCTTAGTTCTATACGCCTTGTATAAGCCTAGAAACGTGTCTATAAGTATTGCTAAAGCTACTACGACCATTAACGGAGCTATAGGGGTAAGAAATACCGCTAAGCTCGTTAATATATACCCTATAAAAGTGCTAGTTTTCATATTTCATCGTTGAAAATAAGTTCTAAATCGGTTGGCTCTCCTAGGTACTTTTCCGTCACGCTATCCGCAGCAATGTAAATATTGCCGTTGTTTTCTTGCGCTTGTGTGTACGTGCGAGTAGTTGCCGTTTCATTTATTGGTATTCCCTCTCCTTGGTTGATTACCTCAATAGCGTTATTCGCTTCTTCGAGCGTGTTAAAAACGTGTGCTTTAATAAATTGCATATCTATTGTTTATATCTGTTTCAATGTTTGGTATATCTGTAGCAATATCTGTGTTTGAAATTATCCATAAAGATATTCTATCTACTGATGTAACACTCTCTATGTTACCTAAGCCCGCAGCAGAACTATTTGTTGCGCTTGTGCTTCCCGCGCTTCCATGCGAAGTGCTAGTTGCTACTTGCGTTCCGTTTTCTCTTATAAACGCATCTGAGTTTGCCCAGTCTATAATATCTGTTCTAATCATATCTCCAGCAGTATAATTAGATGATGTAGTTAGTACAGATGCCGAGTCGCTATTTAAACGTCTTGTATAGATAGAAGTTCTGTTTGTAGTAGGTATATTAAATGTAGAAAAGAACCTTGCAGTAATTCCTGAAGTTCTAAACGAAAATAAATCTCTTCTACTTGACGTTGTGTTATTTTGTAAAACAACAATACTTGACCCAAAGGATTTATTATTAAAATATCCTAAATTAGCATTAAGGGAATTATTTGTAAAGTTAATAGTTGGTTTTAAAGATAAATCTTCATATAATACACCGCCTAAAACTATATAAGGTTGTGAAGAACCAGTTGATTGTATAAGGTCGTCAGTAGCACCGTTTGAACCTTGATTATACCATTTTACAATTCTTCCGTCATTTACCCCAATAAAAGAAAGCAAAGAAGCCGTATCTAAATCATTATCTACAAAACCTATATCTTGCTCCGCGTTGTCACTTGAACGTCTTACACGTATGCAATTTGTAGCAGTTGTAGATTCTTTATATAAAGAAAATATAGTAGTTAAACTATAATTGTCTGCTAAAAAAATATGGCTCGGTGCTGCTCCTCCTCCAAACCTATAACTGTTTATTAAATACATATTTCCGTAAGTGTACATCTTATAATACTATTGCTACGCTTCCGCTAGTTAACTGAACTCCTGAGAATACTTGGTTTTGTGTAGGTCGAATAATTGCACCCGCCTTAACTGC